TTCCTTACTCCTGGTTGTTGTACCTGTTTTTTCATGCTTGTGTTATCTGATATCGTTTACCTGCTATTTTATAATTGTTCACCCACTTTTCAACTTCGTAAATATTGACAGTTGCGGGAATGAAAACGTAAAAATCAATTTCCGATGATTGTAAAACCTCACCCTCAAGTGCAACTTTTACCGTATCTAAAGCCTCACTGGATAATGATGCGTTGACCCGGTATGATTCGCCGTCTTCTGAAATTAATTGCACCCAAACACCTAAGTCATTGTAACTTTTAACCAAAATATTTCCGTTTGCGCCAGTCACTTTTCTATTTAGAAGCGACTGCATTGAAAGTATCTGCCCAGTGATGTTGATCCGATAATAAACATCATCCCTCCATTCAATGAATGAATTGAAAAGTTCCTGAAGGGTAATAAATGGCCAATAAAACAGCTTTAGCCGATTCGGTTGCCTCTTATGGAATGGAAGCTGACGTGTTAAGTATCGTTGAAAATTAATTGTTATCATTGGCGGGCGTTTTGCATAGTTATTACTGAATTTTCGTCGAAGTTGAAATAACCGGCCTCGACTAAATAGCTGACATCAATGACCTGTGTTATTACACCTTGAGTTCCGGTAAGTGAATTCACTTTTGCAGTTTTAACACCAGGCACCTCAAGGATTGCCTTTACAAAGTCGCTGGAGTAAAACAACCCTTCAAATCCAAGTTCAAGCCTGAAAGTTTCAAGCCTGTCAATTACTGATTGCTGTACCGAATCTGGCAAATATGCCGGGTCATAATAAACCGTGATTTGGTAAGCAATTACATCGGCGGGTAAAGTTGTAATAGTGATTCCGGTACCGGCAAACTTCACATTTTCGATATATCGCTGAAATTGCAGGAACTCGCCATTAGTCAAACTCAGGGGGACAAGATTTTCAGCATCATCGTATTTAGCAACTTTCAGAAAAACACCGCCATCTTGCTCTGTTGCTGAAGCGTGTTTGATTATCTGGGCGGCTGTATCGATTATTGCATAAGTTAGAACGCCCTTTGTATTAACTGCCATCGAATAACCTAACTGAAAACCTTTTGCCTTATCAATATACCATTCCAATGATCCCGGCTGTTTATTCGCCAGCTTGGTTTCAACATCAACTTTTAAAATATCCATCACCAGCTCAAACAGATGAATGCTATAAGCAAAGACCCACAACCAAATTTTCCAATCAGCGGCCTCGCTAGTTGATGAAACTTCGGGGATGTATTCCGCTCTTTTGGCGGCTAGGCCATCATATATTTCTTGTGTCGTTCTTGCCATTTTATTCGCTTATTATCAGTTTTCCATCAAGTTCTTTTAATATCCGTTTGTCCTGATCCAGTTCATCGTAATTGATAAATGAACCGGGTATCAATGATTCAGAAATTTCAAAGTCAAATTCATTCTCAATCAATTGTGGGTTGAGCGATAGCAGCTGTTCAACAGCTTCAGCCGTTCCATATAGCTGAACCGCTACATCAATTATCGTTTGGCTCTCTTTTACTTCTATTTTCATTCGTTCACAAATTATTGCATAAAGTGAGGCACCACCGGGTACACATCGTAATAAGCATCAACCTCCAGTTCGCGAGCAGCGTTTTGCTTCACGCTGTTAACGGTCATTCCATCCTGTATAAACTTCCTACGAACAGTCCGGAGCATTGCTTCAGGAGCTTCATCGTTCAAAAAGTCGATAATCCCCACTCCAGTGGTTGGTGAATGCTTCAATTCACCCATACCCGTGAGGATCAGGTCGCGCTGATGAGCCACCGTACTTTCCACGTAATGCAGATCACCGCCCGTCAGATCAATATCACCATCATATTTTTGTCGAAAATCTTTCATTCATTTACTGGATTGTGGCTATTACCGGAACTGTTTGCGATTGTGTTGTCGGACTCCCGGCGGTAATAACACCGGAAACGGTTATCGTTTGGCTCTTTATGGCACTGATCACAGCATCAGCCAACTTATCAGCTACAGCATCAAGAGCATCTCCACGTTTATCATCAGACTGATTCATCACAGCCTCAAATGCCGATTTTATATCACCCTTTATTGCTGCTTTTACCAATGCCATATCTATCCTTCTAAAAAGTTATTTAATCGCTGTTTAATTGCCGTAAAATTTGCGGCATTGATTGGGACACCGCTCGGACCAACTCCGGTCGGAACGGTTAACTGAGTGATGGCGGTGATCAAATCAGTCAGTACTTTCTTTAAACCTTCGCCGCTCCTGGTCATGGTAAAACCTGACGCCGTTTGTTTCAATGTACTTTGGTCAGCTGTAATCAAAACCTGATCTTCTTGAATCAGCACACTTATTTTGTCGCCTTTTTTCAGTTCCGCTTTATCCTGGTCAATGGTAAGTTCCAACGATCCAGAGGACAGCAAAACTTTATCAACTTCAGAAAACATCGCAACATACAGTTCATTGCTATTGCCGATCCGGCCAACCAATACAAAACTGTCAAGCTTTGGAATAAAGCAAAACCCTTGTTTTTCGGGATCAATAACCGAACGAAGGCGGACATCGATGTACTTAATATCAGCATTAACTTCAACTGTGCAGGTAAACTCATCTTCGTTAACCTCCTTTACAATTGAAAGAAAAACCTGTTCGTTTCCAACAGTCATTTCCCTAAGTTTCCGCCGTATTTCTTCAGTTCGTGTTGTCATGCCTTTATCCCTAATTCAACCATCCTGCGGCCTCCATTGCGACCAAACTTCACTTCTGTACTTTCAATGAAATAATCACCGCTACGATCCGAATAAATTGGATCGGTAACCGCCGCCACCATGCCCGGTTCTGCAAACGGCACCAGGAACGTTTCAATTTTGCCACGGTATCCGTCAAAACTATACCGCTTCAGTTCCTGTTCCGCCAGTGCTTTCAATTGCCCGGCATCCTTTACATCGTAAAACCAAAGCGTTTTTGCTTCTCCACCATCGGCGCCAACCGAAGCCTCCAATTTCGAACCATTACGGTCATAACTTTTGGCTTCAACCTTCAGTTTATAATCATCCGCTTTGTAAAACTTCAGATCATCATCCTTGATCACATTGCCCCGGAGTTCATATTTAACCCGGTCGCCTTTTACCTGATAAGCTTTTCCGGCATATAACCGGCCTTTCAGGTCGAAATACACGGTGAGACCATAATCACTTTTCAATTTCTCAATCACCCATGCTCCGGTTTTGTTATCGACAATGGTATTCTTCAAAGTCATGTCGATAGTTTCGGGGTGAACCGTCGCGCCTGATCCGGCCAAAACATCAGTTAACAACTGTTTAATCGTTGTTTGGGCGTAACTTTTCTTCAGGGTAATTGCCCGGAGCTTCCAGTACCAATCTTCGCATTCAATTTCGAGGGGGACTGTATAATTTAACCGCTTAACGAATCCTTTGAATTCTGTCTTTAGGTTGCCGTCGTAACCAAGCTGAATAGTTACCGCATCGCCCACATTGATCTGTTTGGCAGTTTCGATAGACGTTTTTTCCTTACCCGTTTGTTTTAACACAGCAGTAACCGGCACTTTGATCACAGCGGTTGCATTCGCGGTTTGCGTGCTACGCTTAACCACCACATCGGCCACCGCTTTGAAGCTTGCCGAGCCTATTGTAATATTGCAACCCAGTGTAAACATTATTTTATCTCCAGTTCAAAATTCTTATCACTCAAAAGTGTTAGGATTATAACCTGCATGTCCTCATTTCCTTCCATTGCCGGAAAATCAAGGGTTTTAATTACGACTTTGTTGTCTTCCTGAAGAAAGTAATCGGTCACGGCACAATTCATATTGACACTTTCATTAATCTCCCAAAGTGTCACTAAGTCCAGGACATCATATTCTGGGTAGTCATCTCCCGAAAACACAATCATCAACTTTATTTCGTAATCATCAATACTGATCAATTCTTTTACCGATCCTTTCCGTCCAACCAAAGGCGTTTCAACAATTGTTTTTTTTGCAGTAATCGAAATAACTGCATCATTGAACTCCCAGATTGTACCATTGCTTTCAATGCTTACCGGCATGAAATACCATACTCCATTTTTAAACTTTCGGAGCGTGGCACCGCTAATGCTCTGTGTTGGGCGTTCAAATTCGGTTGACTTATCGAAAGGTTCAGCTTTACTTTTGCTTTTTCTCTTTATTAGCTCTGACGGGATAAATGGCGGTGCCTCGTACCCCTTTCCCGCAGCGTAAACCGACCCGGCTTTTTGCAATATGTCGAACGTTATGCTCATACATTCAGTATTTCGGCCAATGCCTTTTCAACCTCATTGCGCACTTGATCTGCTGCCAACCGTGGGCTGTCAACACCCGAGACATGTATTTCAATTTTATCGGTGAAGCGGTCAAAATGCACCGTTTTACCCTGATTATTGGTAGTATGATTCTGGCTATTATCATTGTTCAAAGAGTTTGTCGAATTATCAGCAGTCAGGGAGTTTGCCGAACTGGTATAATTATTTGCCGATTCCGTGACATTCGATAACAGGTTATTTTCTTCATGATTTGCCGTATTGGTGATGTGATTAACTTTTTGGCTTAAATCGGTAATTTGCTGTGAACTCTGATACAGCCGATTATCAAAATTCGAACTGTTTACTTTTTGGCTAAGGTCTGTAATCTGCTGATTGGCTTCATACAAACGGTTATCAGAAACATTTGTAGCTTCATTATTAACATGATTAACACTTTTGCTCAAGTCAGTTATTTGCTGTGAACTCTGATATAGCCTATTGTCGAAATCCGAACGGTTTACTTTCTGGCTAAAGTCTGTAATCTGTTGATTGGCTTCATACAAACGGTTGTCAGCAACATTTGTAGCTTCGTTATTAACATGATTAACACTTTTGCTCAAGTCAGTTATTTGATGCGAACTCTGATACAGCCTATTGTCGAAAGCGTTGTAAACCGACTCCAGTTTATTCGAATGAGATACTGGTGCATTTACCTCAGTGGTATTGATGTTATGCTGAGTATTTGCAACCGGCATTAACTTTTCAGCTTTGGAAATATTGGCGGCACCCAATGTCATCATAACCGGCAGAGCCGTTATGGCTGCTATTTTTCGCAAACTTCCGGCAATTTCTTCAACATGGGTGGCCATACTTATTACTGGCTTTTCGGTCGCTGAGTCTATCGAAACGGTCGGAGTGCCAAATTTGCTTGCGATTACGCTGTAAGCATTTGTCTGGCTATAATTCTGTGGAATACCTAAAGCAAGGGTATCATCCTTTTGATCTTTCTTTTTATTCTTACCCTGATTTAATTTTTTGAGTAGAGCATCAATATCTGATGATGGCATTGCGGATGCTGGCATTTCGGGCATTGAAGGAATTGCCATTTCGGCTTTATTTTCAGTCTTACTTTTTACCCATTCACCGGTCTTTTCATCTTTCACATAGCCCGCCTCTGTTTTGTCTTTTGCGAAGCCATCTATTCCTTTCTGATATCCGGACTTAAATTTATCGCCCAATTTTTTACCATTATCAATGGCGTTTTTCATCGCGTTGGCACCGCTAAGGTTAATCAGGGCATCCTTACCCTCCTGAAGCGCACCCTTGAAATCACGCTTGAAAAGTTTGCCAATAGCCGAAGCAATTCCGCCCAAACCTTTCAATATCCCAGTAATCCGGTCTATCACAAAATCTTTAAGTATATTTCCAAATCCTTTTATTACCTCCCAAATCCCTAATATTGCTCCCCTGAATTTTTCGGAGTAGTTCCATGCTGCGACAAAAGCAGCAATCAAGGCCATAATTCCAACTACGATCCATGTAATTGGGTTAGCCAATAATGCGGTATTGAGTCCCCACTGCGCGGCTACCTGTGCCCATGTAGCTTGAGATAACAATAATGTTTTTGCCGCAAGTATACCATCCCATGCCACAAGTAACCCATATTGAATAGTAAGCCGGTTCGACCATGCCCAGTTAATTGCCAGTACAGCCGCCAGCCCACCAAGCAAAGTAGTTAACCCTACAATCCACGGGTTGCCCTCCTGAATCTTTGCAGTCCACCAGTTCCATGCAGTGCTTACGGCATCAACTACCACATAAATTCCCTTGAATAAACCAATGGTCATATCAAGAATAGGATTGAGAATAGCATTGATTACGCTTCCCAATCCTAAACCAGTGCCGGTTATATTGCTCCAAATTTCTTTCAGTTTATTGGCTGGGGTGTTTGTTTGGTCAAGCGCTGACTGCAATTCACCAGTAGCATTTCCTGTAGCATTCATGGCTTCCTGCAACTTATTGGTTTCATTTGTTAAAACCGAAAAAGCTTGCTTTGCCTGTTGATCCTTTAACCCAATACTCTCGAAGAAATCAGACTTTTGTCGGTCGCTCATCGACTTGGTGAGAGAACTTAATTCTTTCATTATATCGGCCAACCCGCGCATTTTCCCGGATTGGTCAAAAACAGCAACCCCGGCAGCTTTCAAACCTCCGGTTATTTCGCTTTTACCCAATGCACTGAAGGCATTTTGCAACAACATAGTACTGTCAGCAGCGTTATTGCCCTGCCCGGTCATATAGGCAAAAGCGCCGGATACTTCTTTCCACGTAACACCCACATTCTTACCGGAAGCAATCAGTCCCGGAATGTTATTGGCAAAATCAACAAACTCACCAGCCCCAACGCGCTTGGCTGCAAACAGTGTATCCATCACTTCAGCGGCGGTTGCTTTACCTTCGCCAATTGCCGAAAGCGATTGAGCAGCCGCTCCTGATACGATGTCGATGTCGGTAAAACCAGCTTTTGCACCTTTTAACGAAATGCCCAGAATGTCGGTAGATAGTTTCACATTATTGGTTTGTGAAAGTATTTTTTCGTAGGCCGTTGGCACCTTAGACAAATCAGCCCCGGCATTAACCGCTAATTTTTTGATGGTTGATCCAAGTTTGTCCAATTCATCTTCAGAAAGCCTGGCTGTTGTATTTATTTTGGCCATGCCCGTTTCCCAGCTTATACCCAGTTTGCTTACAGCAGCGACACCGGCACCAGCCAACACTAAAGGGTTGGTCAAAAGTCCTACTCCTGGTATTTGGCTAAAGGCATCCTTCGCGTAAGTTTTGAATTTACCTCCAGTCGTACTTTCAAGCCGTTGAACCTGATTGGTAAGTGAATTGATTTCGCGGTTATACTGCCTTATCTGTTGAATATTCTCAGGATTGATCAATTCACGTTCCTGCTGGAGTATATCAATTTTTTGCTTGAGATTACCTATGGAGTTGCCAAAATCAGCGGTCGTGCGTTTCAGCGCATCGGTTTTCTCCTGAAGCTGTACAAATTTCTGTACGGTTTCATAAGAAGTTCCGGTAAGCTTTTGAAGCGTACCGGAAGCCCTATCCTGCATTTGAATGATATATTCGTAAACTCCAGGCATTTATTTTATTTTGGATTCAAATGTTTTTCGAGCCACTCAACGTCCTTGGCCATCATCGCCCATTCGTGATCCGACAGTTTGTTTGGATCGGTGTACAAGTAGTGCCTGATAAGAGTGTTTGTTTGTCTCAGGTAATCATTGCCCACATCGGCGGTGGCCTCTAGTAGTTTTTTAAGGTGGCGGTTTTTATTTTAATCAGGTTTCCCAATATGGCATTTGCCGCGAGGAACAAGTCATCGTTAGTCTTAATGTGTTCATCGCCGCCGAGCCAACAGTTTTCAAGGATCAGCTCGCCAAACCGGATCGGGTCTTTACCACCGACTGCGGTAGCCATCGAGATAACTTTGCGGCTAGGTTTTTTTAGGTAAGCCCTTACTATTGTTGCTTCAATTTTGAGCATATTGGCTTTTAACTCGACATCTTCCGGCGTGTCACCTTCAGGAACAACAAATTCAGCCACATGATCTTCAGCATCCTCTTTCTCTTCGAAAATTTGACCATCGTAAGTTTTAAAACTGGTTTCGATCTCAAGGATTTGTACTTTGCCATACAGTTTTTCCCAACCGGCAATATCCTCCGGTGTCGGATTGGTAATATTTTCTTTTTTCATTTAAAATGGTTTTGATTGATGGATAAATGATGATTAATTGGTATTTAATGACCGGGGTTGCAGGGGCGCAAAACTCACGCCCCTGCCATTCCCGTCATCTATCAAACCAACTAAACTTAAATAAAAATGAAGTATTCTTTATGCTGGCACAATGTCCAGACAAATAAACGGAAGGTTGTATTCACCGTTCTGATCGCCTTGCTTCATTGCTTCCTCACTTTCGGTGAATTCACAAATCTTGCAAATGTCAGTTTTCATCACTCCTTCGGTTGTCACGTATGAAAATACGATGTCAAAACCACGCATGTCCAGAATGTCACCTTTTGGTGCGGCATCTTTCAATGCTTCCAATTCGCTTTTCAGAATGGTAATTTCACCTTCGTACTTTTTATTCCCGCGTTTAAAACCAACAGGTTTGTTGCCACGGGCATAACGCAACTCTTTGGTCTGGCTTTTTTTGTACTTGATAGCCAAAAGCCCGGCTATGTTTTTGCCCAGGAGAATGACATTAACGTCGCTCCATGCAAATTCTTCGGAGTTAAATACTGCTGACATTATGCGCTTGTTGCGGGGTTAGTGAATCCAAGATTAACCTGAATGGTTTTAGCGTAGCCCACCGGAACAATCGATAAGTTGACCACCAGCTTTCCGGTGCTGAGAATATTCTGTGAAGGATCGATGAAGGCACTCATGCTGCTGATTTCGCCGTTGCCGGTCATCGTATTGTTGATGGCATTGGTAATCTTGCCTTCGTAGTATTTCACCACCCCCGGATCGAGTTTTCCATCGGTATCGACAGCAATTTCGTCCATGATCTCGGTGATGTAAGTGTCGTAAGCAATCAACATGGCTTTGTCGATTACCCGGCGGTTTGCAATTGTGCTGAAATCATCATCCGTACTGGAGCATGTATTATCAACACCCCAATAAAGTCCTGATCTTTGAGGGTAAGGGGTCATTACGATCCACCCCTTTGTATCAAGGCTATCGGCCACACCACGGGTCACTTTCGTACCATCGCTAAAATAACCGGCTGCAATTGGAATTGCTCCCGTTTTCACCCTGCCGGGCTTACGCATCACCGGATCGGCAGCCAACCTGCCCAACAATAACCCAACACCGGCAGACTTATCTGCCTTATCGCTGCAAATCACACCAGCAACACGGTTAAAACTGAGTCCTTTCAAGTCCTCAATATCCCCGGCATCACCTTTAAAGTCGCGACCTTCAATAATACCGACAAAAGGCTCCATAACTGAAGCCCGTGAAATGGCTAAAGCCTCCAAATTGGTAAGGGCTGCAATAACATCATCATCAATACCACCAACGTAGGTAGGTACGAATAACGCATCAGGAACACGGCAAACACCAACCAGACGGATAGTGCCACCTCCAGCATCGAGCAATAATTTAGCGTAAGCGTGAAGACTAGCTGCATCGCATATATCTTCCATTGTTTCGGTTTTGGCAACTACCATCACCCACAGTTCGGCACCGTCACCGGCTACTTTATAGAAATCGGCCACTTGCTTGTACGCATTGGTCGTATTCGCAGTATCGTATTCAGCATTTAGCCCGGCATCTTTCACCTCGTCGATGGAAAAGAATTGCTTTGCCACGCCCAGAGCCCAGCCAGCAGACGGAGCAGCCGTGCCGCTCACGATCAGTCCGGCAATGCCGTCATTCAATGCTGTAACACCTCCGATACCGCCGTTTTTAACGACAACAATCACTTCAGGTAAACTCATGTTATTTGAATTTTAGAATAATCAAAATAATTAATATCAAAATTGCCCCAGTCCCAATTCCAGCAAGCCATAATAACCATGCGGGTTTCTTGACAATTACCTTTTCAACCGTATTGGTAACTTTTATTTTTTCATGCCGTTCTTTCCACTTCAAGTAAATGGAAAGGCTATCAACATGAGCCTTTACAATCCAAACACCTGAATCAAAAGTTGCGGACTGGGTAACCTTGTCCCCGGAGGCAGTCTCCATGCCAGTCATTATTACATGGTTCAGCGAGTCGCATTCGAACCAGGCTTTTAAGACCGACGAATCAGCCGGAAGAAATACAATACTATCCTTTGGGACTTCGGTTACAACCCTTACGGTGTCTGATTGAACCAACCGTGGGCGCATGGATGCGCACCCGGTCAGGATCAGCAATAGGGACAATATGAGTACAGAGTTACGCACTCTTCTTTTTTTGTAGATTGGGGACAAGCCACGAAATCAAGCTGTCAAGCTTCCCGAATACAGTATCATCCTTTATCGTTGGCGTAAGCCTGACCAATATTTTAATGAATGCGAGTAACCCAAACAATAGCTCCGCCCAATTCGATTTTAAAATGTCGAGCCAACTGGATGTAACCTCAATTGGTTTTATCAAATCACCGTTTGCATCTCTTAAATCACCAACAACGGTTCCGGGATCATCAGTCAAAGAAGTGGTCGAGGCATCGTTTAACTGATCAGGAATTGCATTCTGAGCATACAAAGAAGCTCCGGCACTCTCAAGCGATTGATCAGGCAAGGCAGCGACTTCCGGCATAGTAACTAAACTGTGGGGGATATCGCCCGCCTGACTGATTTCTACTACAGCTTTTTGCTGTTCATTGGTCGCATAGACCTTCGACTGCATGGCGGTGGCTACCACAACCAACATCAGTCCGATAATAAATTTCATTTTCAAACTTTTCATATCAATTTTAAATTAAGTGTTAAACACGATTCATCCATCCGTAAAAAAATACCTCCTGATTTTCCGAGTTCCGGCAAATCTCAACGTATCGCTGAAACTGCAACCCGTTCATTACCTTCAGAAGTGTTTTGACAGTTCTTTCCTGCGAACGCCCAGGGTAATTAGCCGTGAGCATATAGGCATCGTAAGACCTTAGCGTTTTATCGCCCAAGTCCCCATCATCAAGAATATTACTGTATATCTTTTGATTGTTGTTGAGCAAATTCAAAGCTTGCTGAAAGTAACGCGCTGCCGTTTTTGCCCCTTGGTTCACAGCCGTATCAAATATTTCTTCAGCAATTGCATATACCGGTATTTTATCGAGGCTTAAAGCCATCCAAAACACCTGATAATAGAACTGGTAAACGCATTTTTTCAGATCGGAATCTCCCGACAAAACTTTTGAAAGCTGCATTTTATCCGTTTGTGCCTTGATCCGGTCGATAATCGCCCAACCTTCCCATTTCGGGAAATTGTTCCGGCTAATGCCTTTCCAGGTTTCACCGCCACGGTCGTTAGGATCGTTTGAATAGCTACCCTCAAACCCGATCAGCTTATCGAATGCACACAAGAAATACTCTGTCATTTCCCAATATTTTTACGTGGTGCGTTTTTCTTTTTAGCCGATGACGATGCTTGTTCCTGTTTCTCTTCAGCGGCTTCAGCTTGTTCCGTTTCGGCTACTTTCTGAAGTTCACCGTCTTTAAGTTCAAAAACATCACCAGACTCAACATCTTCAACAGTATCGCCTTCCTGCAATTCAATTTCTTCAGCTTCTTCGACCTGAACTTCGTTATCTTCAGGTTTCCCGTCTCCACTTTCCGTCACATCGGTTTCTGAGTCAGAGATGACCTCTTCAGGTTTCCCATCACCGGCATTCAGGCTTTCGGATTCATCATCATCATCCGGATCATCCCGGTGTTTGATTTCTACAACCGATCCAGTGTGATCTGCATAAGCTTGAGCTTCATCCAGATTAATGAAAGGAATATCGTTAACCACGTAAAGCTCCTGGGCGGCTGGCCGCCGGTCAAAATATCTTTGGATTTCTTTTTTATTCATGATTACTTGGTTAGATTGGTGATGAACTCAACTACCAGGGCGGCGGCACCGCCTATAATTGCAGCCCATATTTTCACCTTTGTTTCAATTACAGCTATCCTAACTTCATGCGTTTCCTGTTTGCTTCCAATCTCTTTAAGCGAGCCGGTCAACTCCTCCACTTTTCGGTAGGTAACTATCAGAAGCTCCCGTTGGCTGAGTTTTTGTAAATCAATGTTATCCTGTTCGCTCATGGGTAAGAGTTAAAAAATACCGGGGCTATATTAATTTACCCCGGTATTCGGGTATTTAGAAAAATGCAAAAAAGGTATCTGATTAATACTCTGCCGTTCGGCTGTGTAGTACATATTTGTTTTTGACGTAAATAAACCCCCACATTCGGGTTTTATTGGCTGCTATACTGTCGCGGTTTGCCTGCAATCCGGTACTGAAAGTGACATACCGTTTGGTTGCATCGGCACTCACTTGAAAATAAACAATATTGCAAGGGAGCGAGGTAAGGGTATTGACCTGAAAAACCTTGTTTTCAGCAACCGGTA